AATAGTATCGCCACCACCGCCATACGTAGGTGAGTAAGGTATATATGAATGATTACCGTAACTACCACCGCCGGCACTAAAAGTATATGCCATGGCATCAGTTGCACCAGATCCTCTACCCATAGCAATCATACTAGTACTATATCCTGTGTTTATTAATACAGTATCACTTAATAGTAAATTACCTGGATCATTAAATGCATAATTCGCCGCAGACACAGTTGACGTGCCATTTACTAAATCTACTTGTGCTGTTTTATATGGACTAACTCTTCTAACTGATACATGAGCACCTGTACTTCCTACTGGTAGCACCTGTGCTATACCTGAAGGACCATCATTTGATATATCTGGCGTCGGTGTTACTTCTGCAATATTTCCAGATGTATCATCATAGACCCATAAAGGGCCAGAACTGTCATATCCTCCTTTAGATGTAATGTATACGTTACCGTTAAATGCTGGCATGGCTCTGAGATCTTCAGCCAAAGTACTAGTACTAGTACTTTGAGAAGGCAATGCTGTTTCATGACTTAGATGTATATTAGATACACCGCCTGTACTAGTATATCCTTCTAATATTTTTGTAAATGTGTCTAAATCAGGCATTGCAGGCCAAGTAGGATATCCGTCAAATTGCGAAGTATTTCCAACTTGTTTTCCTCTAAAGAATTTACTACTTCCTAATGGCATTGTTTACTCCGGTTGTGTAGGCCATGTTATGTCTTCTCTGACCGTTGCACTTGAATTGTTAGCAGGAACATCACGTAATGCTTGTCTATATGTAGCCCATTCTGCTTTTTTACTGTCTGTTAAAGGCGAATCCTCACCTTGTGTCCAGTCACATGCTTTTAGTAAATTGTTTCTGCGTTCTCTCATCCATTTATCTATATCAAATGTAGTAAACGGATTTGCTATTGATTCTACTTCTAATGTTTCTAAATTTATCTTGTATTCCATACAATTAGGAACATGTCCATCAATACTTGCTAAATTAGGCGCTTGTTGTAATTGTATAGCCAATATTGAATCACTCATACTTCTACAGGATTCTATTTTTCCTGTATCTGTTTTATATATTATTCTATACATTACTTCTCGCCTTTTGTAATACGTTTCATTTCATATGCCATATTACCCACACTTCTTGGGAAACCATTTGCACTATCGTCATCCAGTGTACTATACCCTTGTATTCTCATCGTTGCTTGTACTGGTTTCATATCTGCTGGTAGACTATGAGCTGTAGGGTCTAACGATACTTTTTTTGTGTCTGTTAACTGTGGAGGAGCACCATCTATATTTTCAAATGTTATACCACCGCCACCTATAGGTACATTAGCACTATGAGTTGCATTTGCATATTGTAGTGTTACATTGTTTCGGAATGCTGTATCATAACCGCCTACTGGTAATACACCACCTAAATTACCCACTGCTGTAAAGGTGTAATCTCCTATATCTACCCCACTTATATCATACACTTCTGGTGTTATTAAATCATTATATGTTGTACCACTTACTACATTTGTATTACCTAATCCTGCATTTTCTAACTGAGCACCTGCACCAAATATTTGCATAGCAGGGTTAGTCACAACATTACCAAATATATCACCTGGAAAAGCATCTAGATTTGCATATGTACCCTCATATACTTGTGGTATGTATATAGGTGGTATAATAGGTATTTTAGGTAAATCTATAAATCCTATATCTGGTGTTTCAGTACTTGCTGGTAATGTATAGTAATCATCTGAATATTCTATAGCACTCATTTGTACTGTGATCATTCCTGTTTCGTCTTGTTTTTCTACCGTTCTTAACACTCTAAATAATTTGTCTGTCCAATTATATAGGCTGTTTGTTATTTTTATTACGTCACCTACATCTGTTTGCATACCGCTGAAGTCTGTATCGAATTGTACTACGGTACCTACTCTACTTTGATTAAGATCTATATTAGCCAATGCTTCTGCTCTCATATTATCGTTAATCATATCCAATCTATATTTTAATTCGTTATCGGGTTCGTTTGCATTTCTATCTATAGCAGGTGTAGTTACTTTAACCGTGTTTGTTTGATCTTTTCTAGTATTGTCTGCAAATTCTATCTCTACTGCATTATATAGATTATATAATTCTGTACTAGTTATGTCTATTTTACTTACTATAGAGTCATCATTGTATACTAGACAGTTGGCTTTTTCTGCTGTACTGAGTGCTCTGTTCGGTATTGCGGCAAATTGACCTTTCTTTACGTTATATGTAAAGAATGTTGAACTCGCTTGACATATTCTGTCTATATTGTCTTTTACAGGCTGGAATGTACTTATTACACCATTGATTTCATATCTGTCATGCGTTACGTTAGCATTTGCTTGGTTTGTATAATTTACTTGTTCTGCACAATATCCTTTCATTTGTGTATTTGCTGTACCGGTAATGCTGTTTACATCTAAGTCTGATGCAGATATTCCTGCGCCATATCTAGTACTCGTAGCATAATCATATAGTACATCACCTGGATTGCTTAGACTATTTTTCATTTTGAATGTAAATGGCGATAATCCTGCTAATCCGTTTTCTGCATCGTAATCCATTTGCACTACTGCAAATACCATGTTATTTGCTGTATGATTTACACCCCAATGAGGTACTATACTTGTTGCGGCTACACCACCTGATGTAGGAAATATACAATTACTCGCCGCACTACCGCCTTGATAGATGTTTACTCTTATTTTACCGTTATAGTTAGTGGAGGTACTTTGATTAGGATTTCTATGACTTGTCACGGTATTACCAGAGAATATTAATTCATCATCTGCCATAAATATTTGACTGCAACTAAATGTACCTGTTTGTGTTTCTTCACTCAGTGCTATACAGTATGTCATCGTCTGGTTTTGATTGCTTATTGCGGCGTCGAATATGGGTCCACTAGTAAATGCATTACCATATAATACGGGTAATTTATTATCTGTACTAGGAGGTAATTGTATTGTTACGCCGGGGTCGTCTGGCATATCAGGCATATCAAATACACCTAGAGCTCTTGCTGTTGCAACTGCTAATCCACCTGCAACTATGTATCCTGTTGCTGTTGCTATTGCTGTACCTACTAGAGTACTTCCTAGAAATCCTCCGCCTGCAAATAATAACGCATTTGTTACTGCTCCTGCTATTGCTGTAAATACTGCCATATCTTAACCTCTATATACCCAATTGTAATCTATACTTTCCCAACCTCTTTCTTGTAATTTAAGATCTGGTGTTGTTGCTAGTGTTGTTAGAGTAAATGTTGATATATGTCCTTTATCTTTTGCTTCTATACCTATTGCTACATATCTGTTAAGCAATCTTGCACCTGCACTTGTTCCTCTGTATTGCTCTTCTACCCACCATGCGACTTCTGTCATACGTTTTACATGTGGTAGCCATAAATCGCCTTGTATCGTTGCTAAGAGCATGCCTACTATCCTAGAATTATCCTCACATACTAGAGCTATACCTGTTTTAAGAATATGATCTATAACGTTGTTTACATGAACAAAGTCATATCGAGGATTGCGTAAATCTTCTACAGGATTAAAGTTAGCAAAGTCTATCATTAACCTTTTTATGTCATCATAGTCTTTTATTTGTGCGTTTCTTACTTTCATTATCTTTGTTGCTCGTCTCTTACACGACGGTTTCTACCACCGCCACCACGGCCGCCTCCGCCGCCACCGCCACCGCCGTATCCTCCGCCGCCTGCTTGATATTCTTTACCAAAGTCAAAGGATATGTTGTATAATAGTGGTACTCTGTCAAATACTGCGTCGTTAGGATATAATCTATCTCTATCTGAAGGGTTTGTACGTTGTCCGGATATTTTATTTTCTAGAATACTTGTTATACTAGCACATGTAACTGTTACTGTATTTTGTAGCACTGATCCTGGTGTAAAATCTTCTTGTATTATAAAATTAGTTATTATTCCGCTAAATCTTGTATATACTTGGGCTGTATCTAGTTCGTGCGTTGTAATATTATAGAATCCTCTGCGTAAAATTACTTTACCGCCTTTAATTTTTGTTGTTAGTATAGCACTTAAATAATTCTGTTCTGAAGGTATCCCACTTAATGTTAGACTTATATCACCTTTTGTTGTTTTTATATCCTCTGTGAAGTCATTAACATTTAAGAAAGATCCTAATTCTGTATAAGTATTTCCATCGTATGTTACAGGCTTGTATGCACTACTTAGATAATATATTGTACCATCTAGATGTAAATCGATAAGAAGACAACTGCTTATGTGATCCTGTTGTACTGGCGTTATAGTAGTAGCCATTAAGTGATTACCTCAATTACTGTAAAGTCATCTGTAAATACTACTCTATCGTGTGGTACTATTGTATATTGTGGTAGATTAAGTATTTTTACATGCCATCTTACATCATTACCTAATTTTACGCCACCGCTAGTCAATGCTACGCCTGATTGACTTAATACAGGTCTATGTACTGGTATTGTTATATTTCCGGCGCTACTCCATGCAACATCGCTAGTTACTTGATATGGATATCTATAAGTATCTGTATTACCTTTAGGTTGTATATAGTCACCTTTTTTAACTAAATGCGTATATCCAGTAACATTACCACTTACAGGTTCCGTATTTACATATAATTCGTTACCTGTTGAACCTATAGTAACAACTTCTGCTTGTTGTGATGCGGATAGTGATCCTTGATATGCTGTTAAATAGTTCATACCACTATTATTGTTGAGACTTATATTTGCTTCACTAGTTGTTCCAGTTGTGTATATATCTTGTATTACACCTCTATTAGTACTATATGTTAGTCCTTCATGCATACCTATTTTGAATGAATATACATTTACGTTTCTGTCTGCTGTTTTATAATGTCCACTTCTACTTAGAGTAGATCCCGCTTGTTCGCGAATATCCATATCTATATATGTAGCATTATCTATAATTGTTTGTAGACTCATTCTATCTCCTATCCTGGTGTTCTTCTGGCACCTGCACGGGTGACATTATATATAAATTCGGGATTTCTCGCAATTTGAGCTTGGAAGCTCGCAGGGTCCGTAGCCTCTATTCTGTAATATACATTTGTTACACCGCCGCCTAGCATTTCTGCTGTATTTCTAGTACTTATGACTGATCCTGGTCCTTTTATAATTTCGGGACCATTTTCTCCCGCGATGCCTATCTTACCTGCTGGTATTGTACCGCCCTGATTAAAGAATCCTGCAAATAATCCGCCAAATAGTCCGCCCATGGGACTGAATAATGCTAAGAATAATTTATTAGCCATTAATTTAATAATTTCTACCATTAATGTTTTAAAGAGATCTTTGAATGATAATTTACCTGTTTCTGCGAATTTAACAAATGC